TCTTCTTTTGCGAGGGCGTGGGCGATGCGTGTCTGTAGAGACATAGTTTACTTTTTAGGTCGTTGAGTGGGGGGAGCGGCTTCCCCTCGGCATCCACGTTTGGAATTGCCCGTTTGCTCCCCCCTAAAACTCAACATCATTCATGATTAAATACGAGGTTGTGAGGATTAGGGCCGCGCTGCTTCCCTGCGTTCAGGGCAAGGCGCGGCCTTTACTAATACCACACTAGTTTCTTTATCGTCAGTCGATTATGTCAGACGAGTTGCTCTTGTGCGCGAAGGAATGCGCGCGCATGCTGAGGACTGCAATACAAGGCTCCGATACGTTTTCCGGAGATGTCTATTTCACAGAGCAAGCAGCGGCCGGTCGCTACTTTCCCGGCTTGTAAAAGGTATTTAGCGGCTCCATCTTAGAGCCAGCGTTTTCTTCGTCGAAGTAGTTGGCAAGGGCCTCTTCTACTTCTCCGGGATCGTCGCCGGGGCTGGCATTGTCGAGGATGGCACGTTGTTCGGCGGTGAACCTCTCCGTGCGTTGCTCTTCCGCTTTCGTGTCGATGAGGCAGATGGTCTCTGAACATTCTCCCGCTCCGGTGCCTACGGGTAGGCCGCAGGTGCAGAGGTCTACTTTTTCAGTTCCGGAGGGTAGGGGAGCGGGTGCTTCGAGAACTTCCTTTGCACCTGCGGCCGCGCCCTGATCCTGCTGCGGTGGCATGGGTGCGGTGATGGCGGGCGGCTCGTACATATCGAGGCAACCCATCGCGGCGTAAAACTCACGCTCGGCATCGTTGGCCATCCGATCAGCTACCGCATCGGTGACCATCATGAGGCGCGCGCGGGCTTTCGTGTGCGCCTTGGTGTGGGCCTCCTGGATCATGCTCTGGCGTTCATCCGCAGCGCGCGCCTTTTGCTCTTCCATCTGTTCGGCTTTCTGCTCCTCGATGCTGAAGTAGCTGAAGGCGAAGAGGGCAAGGAAGTTGGCCGCAGCCGCGACGGTGACCAGCACGAGGCCAGCCTTACCAATCAGTTGCAGGTCAGCAGGGCTGAACGTGACGAGGGTGGTGTTCAGTAGCACCTGAATCACACTTACCAGGGTACTGGCGATGATGGTGCCGATGGACATCAGCTTCGCGATACCGCGCTGCATGCTGCTCAGGCCTTCCTTCATCCTTGCCAAGAACCACGCCATGGCCGCACCATCGAAAAAGAGGAGCATGATGAGGGCACCGAAGGAGCCACCAGCGTGTTCCCAGCCGAACTGGGCGGTGAGCGCAGCGTTGACGAGGAGGGAGGCGACGATGAAGCTGGTGAAGACGATACCCATCATCCGGGCGTTGCTTCCTACATTTGTGTTCGTACTCATGGTAATTAACTGTTTGAGTGCGCGCGCCTTATCCCGTTACGTGGGGTAGGGCGCACTTTGTGTGTGGTTGAAAATTGTGGGTTATGCTTTCTCAAAAATGCCGCGCCCTGATTTCTTGAAGAGCTTGACGCTCTTCATTAATCGTTGCACTGTGCTTTTCGAGAAGCCTGCTGTGGTGCCGAGTTCGACCGCTATTTTCGTGGTGATGTTCTCCTCGGGTAGTTCTTCGTACCATACCTGATAGGCTGCTGGTAGTGTCTTGATGTAGCTGTCGAGCTTGCCAACTACTTCGAGGCCGGTGGCCATGAAGTACTCAGCGAGGACGGTGGCGCGGGTCATGGCTTCGCCGCTGATGCGGGTTTCGCTGATGTTGTGGTTCTGTACGTATCCTTCGGCTAGTGCATCGGCGAACTCGTTGTCGTCGTGTACTTCGAAGGGTAGGGGCTTGCTCGCCCAGTCGAGGTAGTGGAGGATGAGGGCAAAGCGCAGGAGGTGCGTTTCGAACTTCACCAGGGTGGAGCGGGTCGTGATGTCGAGCTCGTCGAGTTCATTAATCCTGTCGGCGATGCCATTGATGAAGGCGGCGTAGATGGTGCGCGCTTCGTCTGACATGTCTACTACGTGCGGCATCACCAGTTCCTTTCCTGAGAAGTCGCTAACGGTTTCTTTCGGTGGTACGCTGATGAGCCGGCGGATGCAGGTCTCCCAGTGGGCCGCGTGTTTAGGATGCGGGCTCTGGTTGTGGTAGTGCTGTTTCTTCGCCAGTGGCGGGATGGTGAAGAGCAGGCGGGAAAGGAAACCGCTGCTGTCTCGCTTTTCGTCGGAGAAGATGGTGAGTAGGCCAGGCTGAATACCACCCATGAAGGGGCAGAATACGCGCGGCAGGTAGACACCACCACGGCCACGGTTCCGGCGGTTGGTCTTGTAGGCTTCGCCGGTGTAGGCAGATAGCCAGAACTTATCGTCTCCGCCTTTTCCGGTGCGGTACTTATCCATGCTGGCGATGAAGCCCTCTATCTCGTCGGCCCATGCCAGTACTCCTCGTGCGTTGAACTCTAGCACATCGATGAGTGACTCTAGAGTGAAGTCTCCGACCAGCATCTCGGAAGGGGCTGGTGGCTCTTCGTTTTCTTCGTCGTCTCCCCGGTTGGTTTTTCCTGCTTTCTGCTCTTCCTTCCATTCGTGGAGGGCTTGAGCGTGATCGCGCTGGTGCTCGCCTTCGATTTTCACGAAGGGCTTGAGTACGGTTGAGATCGTCGGGGTCTTACCTGAGCCTGGCACATCTACGAAGACGCTGTTCAGTATGGCAGGGTGTAGGGTAGTGCGGTCGTTGATGCGGGCAGCGTTGCCGATGGCGGCACCTGCTGCAGTGAGGATGGCGAGGCCATAATGGTCGGCTGGCACCTTGAATACATCCATGTATGCCCGAACGAAGTCGGCTACGCCCTGGGGCAGGCACTCAAGTGGGAACTCCGTCTTCGTGATTACGAGGTTCTTGATCCGCTCGCGGATTACGTCGTTGGCGTTGAGGATGTGCAGCGCCTCTGCCGTTTCGTTTTCAACTTGTGCGAGGAAGGGATCTTGAGACATAGTAGCGAGGGGATGATGAGGATGTTCGAGGTGGTTGGGTGGTAGGGTAGGCTAGTAGTGGTCTTCCCACTTTTCAGCCTGCCGGGCGTTGTGCTCGCTGCGCAGCCGTTCGTTGGCAGCGTTGTAGGGGCTTCCGAAGTTGTCGAACACCACCTGGCGGCGGTCCCTGATGCCGTGCGACGGCGTGGAGAAGCGGCGGCGGGCGGCTTCGAAGCCTCGTTCGTAGGTTGCGGTGTTGCTCTCTGCGACTACGATGGGCTGTAAGTCTTTCGAGGCGCTGAGCAGGGCGGTCTCTACGGTCATGATTTCCTGCGCGCGCTCCATTACCTTGTTCCGGTCTTTGGGGTCGGCCTTCTCGTTCCACTTCCTTACTCTGGTCTTCATCGTGTCGATTACGCGAGAAGCAGCGGCTAGTTTGTGGGTGATTTCAGTAGGTAGCATAATGGAAGGGTTGGGAGGAAAAGCCCGCCGCCGTAGCGGCGGGCTGAAACAACTAAATAATCTCATGAAAAAACATCCTGCTATGCGCTGCTAGTGTTGGCGTCTCGGGCACGGATGCCGCGAGAGTCGATGATGGCGTGGGGTTCGAAGTCGGCCAGGCGGTTATCGAGGCCGATACCATGGCTGAATAGAGTACCAAGTTCTTCCCCGGTGTGCTCGGCCAGAAGGACGCAATTCTCGGGGGAGAGCTTGGTGGGGTGGGAGCGGAGGATTAACCACCTGCTCATGTCGTATCCCTCTGCGATCTTGAAGGAGATGAAGCGGCTGGCTTTTCGTTGTGCGGCGTCGGGGCTAAGCATTGCATTTTGGTTTTTCGCCCAGAGCCCAGTGGAGCTCGTAGAGGCGGAGTTGGAGACGGAGGCAGTATTCGGCGAGGGCCGGATCGCTGCCCGATTTGAAATTTTGGGAACTGCTGGTTAATGCTGTCAGGCGCTGGTTCCGAATCTGGGTTATCCGACTGCGGATTTCAGATTTCGTTTTGGGGATTGAATTTCGAGATGTCATTATGGTTTTGGTAATTAGAGAAAAGCGGTTTCGTGCTGTAGTGATCTTTCAGTTGTTGCCGGTCCTCGTAGCTTATGGTACTGGCTCCCATGTTGTACTCCTCGATTAGAGTGAGGGGGTGGAGTTGAAGACGAAGCGAGAGGCGGAGGATGTCTGTCAAGGTGGCCTTTTCGGGAGCGGTGTTGATCAGCCAAGAGAACCTGTTTTTAGAAGAAAAAAGAGAATACGTTGCCTTGAAAGTGATCGATAGTTGGAGGTGGCGAGCTTCGAGGAACTGGGAAAGAGAAGCCATAAGTGGGAAGGATTTTTAAGGAGAGAGCGCGGTTGAAGGGTGGGGTAGCGAGGCTTGGGTTAGAAAGGCAAGTCCTTATCTTCTCCAGTTGCGGCGGTTGCTTCTTTGGGCTTCGCTGCTGAGGCTTCGGACGGGGCTGAGGGGAAGCGATCGTCGTTGCTGCGTGAGTCGAGGAACTTCATCTCGTTCGCAACGATGTCAGTGTATTGTCTTGTGCCATTGTCCTGCTCTACCTTGCGGTAGGATAGGCGGCCAGTAATTAGCACCTTGCTACCCTTGTTTAGGTACTTCTCGGCCAGTTCTGCCTTCTTGCCCCAGAGAATGACATTGTGCCATTGCGTTTCCTCTTGCTTCTCGCCTGCGTCGTTTTTCCAGCTTCTGTTGGTCGCCAACGAGAGGCGGGTAACGGTACTTCCGTTTGCCAGCGTTTTCATTTCGGGGTCTTGGCCAAGGTGGCCGATGAGCGTGGTGCTTGAGTACATTAAGATTTGTTTAAGGTTAGCGGCGGGAAACGAAGAAGAAAAGAGTAGACCTTCGTTTTCAACCGAGAAAAGCAAGTTTTAAATTCATTAAAAACGGAAATGGAGCTACTTTTGCCGAAAGATTCACTTGTTATGCTGCAAATATCAGTATTTTAAACTGACATAAACAAGTTTAAAACTGAATTAAACCTAATCAATTACAGATGGTAACTCGTATATCGCTAAACGTCAAGTATTTAAGAGAAAATAAAAAACTGTCTAAATCTGTGGTAGCCAAAGAACTCGGCAAGAAATCTCAGTCAATAGCTGATTACGAAAGCGGGAAATCAACCCCACCCGCATTAGTATTACAGGAGTACGCTGATCTATTCGATGTCTACGTCGGCGACATACTCGGACAAGACATGTGGAAGGGGGAGACCCGTCCGCCCGATACGGCGAGTACAATCAAGGAACTAGAGCGATCGATAAGAGAGAAGAGCCTGCTCCATGGCACGATAGAAGAGCAGAAGGCGCAGATGGCTGCGCTGCGGAAGAAAGTGGGGCTGATAATCAGAGAACTAGTTGACGATCCGGCGAAAGCGGGAATACATGACCAGATGAAGGAACTACTGGCCATCCTGGAGAAGTGAGGAAACGGGAGGGTAGGGGAGCGGTTTGTTTGAAGTTCTCCTCCTTTTACCTATTGATGTTTGCACACATTGACCCTAGTTGACCCTAATAGGGGGGGTGTTTGACCCTTTATCTGCCTCATTTGACCACATGTGACCACATGAAGAAGTCAGCGGGGCCCTAGTAGTATTCTTATAGTAAGTAAGTAAGTATCAGCTGTTTACCTTTATTATAGTAGTTGACTCTTTGACTCTTTCTATCTGTTAAGGTCAACATTCCTTTGTTTTTATGTACTTATACGTCCATTGTTTTTATTATATCACTCTACAAACTAATTGTTATGTGTGTATCTGTCTGTGTAGACCCTAGAGTATTGCGACATTTTGACCCTTTGGGGCCCGGTTTTACTGGGCTGTTGCGTCGCCACATTGCGTTGGCGATCGCCAAATTGCCTGGGCTGGAGGGTAGTGTTTGTTGGGGTTTGGTGGGGTGTTTGCGATTCCGATATTCTCCACATTCCGCCCTACATCCTGTATCTACGGGGAGTAGGGCGGTTTTAGTTTGGCGACGCATCGCCAAGCCCGATACTTCTAATTTTTTCCGTGCGTGTACCCGCGAGGGACTACTGACCACTTTACCATGTCAGTAGAAAAAAATTTACATCTATCGCGGCCGGACCGTATTAAGTACCATGTCCCTACAGACCTAAAGGGGAAGCCGTACATTGAGTACTACGATGCGTACGGTAAGCGCCAGCGGATTTATCGCGGGCTAAGTGCTCCGAAGACATACGAAGCCCGGGTACTACTTGCTGAGCATACCATGTACGCCTTCTCTGCTTCCTACATCCCTGCACTAACTCTCGACGATCAGGCATGGGCTTGGCTTAGAGAGCAGCGGCCCAACTGGAAAAAGAAATCTTACAGTAGCTACTGCAGCAAGCTCCGCAACTTTCTAGCCTGGAAGGGTAGCAAGGAAATATCGAATGGCGTGATCAGGGAGTTCCTTGGTGAATTAAGAAAGACACACTCGAACGGCACCCGCAACGACTACCTCCGCTTCCTTAAGCAGATATACAGTGGGGTAGATGCCGGTCACCATTTCGGAAAGCTTAAGAAGCTCCGGCACTATCCGGAGACTTGCGAGCACTACCGGCCCAGCTATATCCGCACAATCTTCGAGCATCTAGAGGAACATGATCAGGAACTCCTATTTGCCTGCCGGTGCGTGATGTACTTACTTGTGCGTCCACAGAGTGAACTGCGTCTGCTTAAGGTTCATAATTTCGATACCGATGATTGGCTGGTTACGATTCCCTCCTCGGTAGCGAAGAACCACCGCCGCGAGACGGTTCATGTCCCTCTGAACTTCCGCGCTCGTATTCTCGAATACCTGAAAGGGAAGGGGCCGAATGAGTATGTATTCCCCGGAAAAAAGAAGGGTACACCGATGGGGCCAAATAACCTAGCAGACCGTCACCGAAAGTCTATGAACGACCTCGGGTTTGGGATGGAATACAAGATGTATGGGTGGAAAAATACCGGGAACATTGAGTACAAAAAAGCAGGCGCAGACATCTACTTTATCAGTCGCCAGAACCGCCACTCATCACTAGAAATAACCAGCATATATTTCCGGAAAATGGGGTGGGATGATCGGGGGACTTTACCGGATTTGAAGATAGATTACTAACATTTTATATCTCTCTATACTTCAAACATTTATCCTCTCTGTATCTATATATTAGGCCATATCGTGACATTTTGACCCTTTGGATCGTAATGCGTTGTTTTGCAGGGACTTGCGAAAACCCATGTGGTCAAACACCCCCCTGTTAGGGTCAAATGACCCCTCCATGTGGTCAAATGACCCCCTGTTAGGGTCAAATGCCCCCCCCTTAGGGTCAACCATATTTTTGGTTTAGCGGGTGTTATGTAGGCTTATTTGTTTAAAAAGAAAATCCAGCCAACAACGTTGACCGGATCAAAACACTCGAATCGCTTAACAAAACACTCAATTTATCTATCTTTCATCGCTGAAAACTGGGCGGTGTGAACCACTCTTTCAAGTCCTTCGAAGACGAGTTCAATCGTCTGGAGGAGGCCGTCAAGCGGGGCGATGTCAACCTCTAGCGCGTGGAAGGTTTCGCGCTCCTGTTCCACGATTTCTCCGAGGATTTCGCGGGCACTTTCTCGGTCGTGGCGGAGGCTATCTTTCAGCTTCATCAGTCCCTCGACTTTCGCCATCCGGGCGATCTCTTGCGGGGTGATGTCGGCGGTGTACTTCTCAATGGGGTTGGCGGACATGGGGTAGGTGAGTTCTGGGTTATAGAAAAATAGCGCCGCTCTCCGTTTCCCCGATGGGTAGGTTGGTTTCGGATGCGGTAGGGTAGGCGGTGCTGTTCAGGTAGGTGGTTAGGTTTTCGGCTTCCGCTATAATGTAGGCGCGCAGTTCAGCCAGGGCGGTGCGGCCTTGGCCTTCGGCACTCTGCTGCAGTCGTGAGATGGCGGCTTGGTTGTTGGATGAACCAGAACTCACCCGCTCATCGAATCCGTCGCGGCGGCTGACAATCATGATGCCGTCGCCGTCTATTACGCAGGCGAGGTTTGGGATACTGAGGAGCAGCCCGAACTTCGCCCCGGCTCGCTGGATCAACTTGATCACCGCGTCGTGGGTGGTGCTGAGGGATATGCCGGATGCGTAGCTTTCGCTAAGTTCGAGGTAAAAAGCATCCCCCAGTACTGGGCGGAGGTATCGCCATTCCGCATCGCGGAAGTAGGGCACCATCTTGGCCCATGCCCGGCGGCTCCCTTCGATGTTGAGGTGTTCGTCTACCTCTGTAGTGCTTCCGAAGAAGTCGGAGGTTTGGCGGCGGCGAACGATGTTCGCCGCGAAGGAGGCGAATTCGGTTGCTACAACTGGGTCACCACCTCCCTCTGGTACCTGCGGCCGCGCCTGCTCCTCTACGAAGTCGAGCAACTGGTCGGTGTACTTGTCTGCCTTTTTCATCATGTGCCAGACCTTGTTCTTGTATGCCCACTGGCTCGGCTGCGCACTTCCGCCCTCGCTGGAGCTCTGCTGCTGAGGGCCGAGGTCGGTGAGTTGAACGTTCTGGTCACAAAAGGCGTCGAGCATCATGTATCCTGATGTGGCCAGGCGGAAACGTTGGAGGCAATCCTCCATTGTTAGGACATCATCTGCCTCCGCGCTGCGGTTGGCATACGTGACGATCTCGTCTACGAAATCTTTTCCAAGGTAGGGGATGAGATACTCGCGTAGGGCTGGAACCTCGTACGGTGAGAGGGTGTCCCACGACATGTTTCGGTTGGCAGATGGTGCGAATTGTAGGAAATTCGTCGATCCTAACTTATCTCCCGTTTGGGCCGAAAATATGCTTTGCATAGTGTATTATTTTGAATTTTAAAGGTAGTGATTATCAGCGACTTAGCCAACAGAATTAAGGTCGTCTTCTCCCCTTTCTCTAGAATGCCATAGGCGCGGATTAGTGTTAAAATGACTCACGCAGAATAATAATTGGTGTTATATGCTCGGCTGGTCATCGCCTACCCAAACATCGCTTCGCCTGCTCTGCTGCTGTCGTTCCAGGAAGTTACCCTGCGCCCCCACTTCTGCTCGAAGTAGTAGTCAACTACATCAGTGAAGTGCGTCGCATGTTCCTGTGGGAACTCCCTGATCTTCTCGTTGCGCTTGTCCTTCTGTCCTGATGGTAGCGACTGTGCTCCCTGTAGTGCTATGCGTACATTCCTACACCTCTCCTCACTCATGCGTAGGGTAGGGTAGCCGCGTGTCTCCTCTGCCAGTATGGTACCGATGAAGTGCTGGCGTTCGATGTGCTGGCCACTTGTCTTGGCTGGTGCGTGTACATCTGCTTGCCATCCCTGTGCCGCGAATAGTGTCACCAGCTGCTGGTATATCGTGCCTGATGTGGCGTTGCGGTCGTGCCCCCTTGGCTCTCCCCACATGCGTACATACTTGTACTGGTGGTCGGCGTATGCCTCAGTGAATCGCTTCACCAGTTCTGCGATCTTACTATCTCCCTTCACGTAGAAGCTATCTACCATTCGTTCCTCTCTGTTGGGCTGCTCCTGGAATACACACATGCAGGATATCCAGCCACCGAAGTCGAGGCTGATCTCTAGGAACTGTTTCCGTATCACATCGGTGCGGCCTGCTATTACGTCGCGGCCGGTACTCGCATCTTGTGAATATAGGTGGCCTGGCATGTACATGTGTCGCTCCCGGTTGAACTGATTGTAGAAGGAGTCCTCCACCTTAAGCACCCTAACGTTCATCACCTCGGTCTGGAATTGCAGGTAGCTCATCTCTGCCCTCATTCGGTCGATGCCCTCCTGGCCTAGTATCTCGATGTTATCAAGGGCGCTGGCCTCTAGGTAGAAGTACTTGCTGGGCTCAGCCTTGGCCTTCTCTTCGTAGTCTAGTATCCAGTAGCCGGTCGCCTTCCATGGTAGGGAGGTGTAGAAGCCTACCATCTGCCAGGTCTTGAGATGTCCAAACCGGAACTTATTCCCACGTATAGAGGGCAGTAGGATAACAGACCAATGCTCCTGCTTCACCAGTGCAGCCTCATCTATATCGCCATCATCGTAGCTACCACCACGCGCTAACTCTGGCCGGTCCATGCTGATCAGGTCAACGGTGCGGCCATTCATGAAGGTGACCACGTTGCCGAACCGCTTGGGCGGGCTGATGGCGGTCTTGAAGTGCTTCGGCGGTCGGATGCCCATCACGTAATGAATCCCTTCGATGTAGCCCATGGCCTCCCACGCCTCGGCGATGGCGGGCCAGGTCTTGGTGAGTAGTTGGCTGTAGGTCGTAGAGGCTAGGAAGCCCTTACTCCTGGGCATCAGGGTCGCCTTCTCTGCACCAACATAAGCCAGTACCCTCGATTTTCCCACACCACGGCCACCCACCAGCACCTTCGACTTCTGAGGTGCGCGCAGGAACTGCATCTGCTTATTATTGAGGTACACTTCCTTACTCATGGTATTCGATGTCTTCCGCTTCCGCATCCATCAGGGCGGCAACGTCGGTGGTGAAGGAAATCTCGGGTAGTTTCGTGTCGCGGGCGATGGCATCCTCTAGCTTGCTCACCTGGTCGAGTTCCATCAGGTTCTTCCAATGGCCCTGCTTCACCTTCATCCACGCCATGCGCTCGGTGGAGGTCTCGGCGCCAGCTAACTCTTTCTCTATGGTGGCTATGTCTTCAAGTAATCCCTCCCGGATCATCGAACGCTGGGTAGGGCGGTGTACCTCCTCGAAGCTGCCGAATAGGTTGCAGGCATCGCGCATGATCTTGGTCGCTGAAAAGCGGTCTGACTTCAACTCTTGGCGCAGGATGCGGACGGCTTCGCGCTGGCTTCTGTTCTCCTGGCTGATGGTGAAGGCCATCTCCATGCTTTTCAAGTACTGCATCTCGGCAGGCGTGAGCAGGTAGTGGCTCTTATAGCCGCCGCCCACCAGGTACATCCTGATGCGTTCGGGCATAGAAGCCTTTTTGAACTCTGCCTTATTATAGACGGATTTGTCCAATTTTCCGGCTAATGCTTTCACGTTCGCGCTCACATTCAGTCATTTCGTGCGACCACTTCTTCACCTTCTCAGGCTTAGCGGTGGCGGCTTGTTTAAG